CTCTTGTTGATATTCGTTAATCATCTCTTCAATGATTTCGTCTACCTCTTCGGCTGTGTGACCTTGGCTAAGAAGTAGAGCTCGTTGCTCTAATTCCCATTCATTTTCTATTTGCTCTTGTAAATCAAGAGCTAGGCTTTTCATTTTACCCATTCAACACCCCCTATTTTGAGACTTGTTAAAGTCTTTAGGTTAATAGACCGCCAAGCTTTTCTTGGATTGTCTTTATTATTTTTTAAAACGTTTACGTCTATTACTTCCAATAGATGCTCACGATTTCCAAGTAATTCTCCACCAGAAAAAAACTTGTCATTAGTAGGCAATTTACAAGTCATTTTCCTTTTTTGTTTATTTGCTTTCACAAACTCAACAGAAAAAAAACTATTCTTAATTGCTTTTTTCATTACATTCTTATCAAACATATTAACTCGCTTTCTTTTAATGTTTAACATAATATTACATATAGTTATATATTTTCCCATATCAAGATAATAATTAATTATTTTACGTGAATTTACGTATTTTTTTTACAGCTGTGGATAACCTGTGGATAACTCCTCGTGGGGCGCATGGGGTTTTGGTTCTTGGTTCTAGTCTTCGAGGAGTCCCAATTCTTGCATTTTGCCCTTTTGCCATTTCGAAAAAGGGGGGACCCCCTAAATAAGGACGTAGTACAATATAGTTGTTATATATATAAACTTTTGTACATACGAACTATATGGTATAAAGTTTTGATGGCAGAAGTAGAACAGTTCAAGCGCATTGTTAATTATGATAATATGAATCCTGCAGAGTTAGAAACTCTGAAGAAAAAATTATTATTAAGACAGAAGACATTTCAATTAAAAAGTTTAGCTCAACAAAATTTTTTAAAATTTGTGAAACAAGTTTGGCCAGAGTTTGTAGAGGGGCCCCATCACATAAAAATTGCAGAAAAGTTTCAAGCATTGGCCGAGGGCCATATAAAACGATTAATTGTAAATATGCCACCCAGACATACCAAATCAGAATTTGCCTCTTTTTTATTTCCTGCATGGATGATGGGCCGTGATCCACGGCTCAAGATTATTCAAACCACCCACACAGCAGAATTATCCTATCGTTTCGGTCGTAAGGTTCGTAACTTAATGGAGGAGAATACTTTCCAAGATATTTTTGATGAAATAAAATTATCACCAGATTCAAAAGCTGCAGGAAGGTGGGAGACGAATAAGGGGGGAGAGTATTTCGCTGCAGGTGTTGGTGGAGCCATCACAGGTAGGGGTGCCGATTTATTAATTATTGATGATCCACATTCCGAGCAAGACGCATTAAGTGAAACGGCAATGGAGTCAGCGTATGAGTGGTACACGTCTGGACCAAGACAGCGTTTGCAACCAGGAGGTAAGATTGTTATTGTCATGACTCGTTGGTCGACAAAAGATTTGACAGGGCAATTAATGAAGACCCAAGGTGATGTGAAAGCAGATCAGTGGGACGTGATTGAGTTTCCTGCTATCTTGGAGAATAAACCAATATGGCCACAGTATTGGAAGTTAGAAGAATTAGAGTCGGTTCAAGCCTCCTTGTCCGTGGCTAAATGGAATGCCCAGTGGCAACAGAACCCTACTTCAGAAGAAGGTTCCATTATCAAAAGAGAGTGGTGGAAGATTTGGGAAAAGAGGGAGCTCCCTAAAATCAACCATATCATACAAAGTTATGACACAGCCTTCAGTAAAAAAGAAACCGCCGATTATTCAGCGATTACAACGTGGGGTGTATTTTTATATAATGACATAACACCCAATGTAATTTTGTTGGATATGAAAAAAGGGAGGTGGGACTTCCCAGATTTAAAACGTATTGCCATGGAAGAATATAATTACTGGGAGCCAGAGACAATTATCATCGAGCAGAAGGCGAGTGGTACACCGCTCACGCATGAGCTGCGCCGTGTCGGAATTCCTGTCGTCAACTTTACACCGAGCAAAGGTAATGATAAACATGTGCGGGTAAACTCTGTTTCACCACTATTTGAAGCAGGACAAGTATGGGCACCAAAAGAGAAATGGGCAGAAGAATTGATTGAAGAATGCGCCGCTTTCCCTTATGGTGATCATGACGATTTGGTTGATAGCATGACACAAGCGTTAATGCGTTATCGTCAAGTCGGATTAGCCGTGCATCCAGAAGATTATGAGGATCCACCGATGTTACAGCAACTACCTTCGCAGAGGGATTATTACTAATGAGTTTCAAAAAAGGATTCACGGTCCAAGAACCTAAAAAGAAGAAGACCAAAAAAGATAAGAAGGAAGCGTCTTTCAAGAATCCTAAAGCAAGTTATTATAAATTCGTGCAACCTAGGGGATTTTCTGCTATGTTGCAAAAAAAACAAAAGAAAACTTTAATTACGTGAGGCCATAATGGGTAAAAAAAGTATTATTAATGCAATTAAACAAATTGAAATGGATAGTGGTTCATGGGATGATGACCAATTAGAACAGTTACAAGGAATGGATTTAAAAGAATTAAAAGGTATTTTAAAAGATTATGACCCTGGTTTAACAGATCAATACACGAAGAAAAAGTCTAAACCTAAAAAAGTAGCAACAGCTAAACGTGGTGGCATGATTAAAAAATTTGCTTCTGGAGGAGCAGCCACTAGAGGATTTGGGAAGGTAATTAAGTAATGGCAGTCGAAAAACCAATTATTGCAGGTGAAGCTATAATAGAAAATGAATCACCTCTTGATGTTTCATTAGTCGAGGATATTGGCGCAGAAATCACGCCTACAGAAGACGGTGGTGCAATCGTTGGAAACATTGAAGAAGAAATTGCTGTTGACTTTTCATCAAACTTAGCAGAATCTATAGATGATGACGAGCTCAACAATCTATCAAGTGAGTTAAGACAACAATATGAAGATGATAAAGAGTCACGTTCGGATTGGATCGACTCGTACACAAAAGGTTTAGACCTCTTAGGGTTTAAATACAATGAACGCTCACAGCCATTTCAAGGTGCAAGTGGAGTTACACACCCACTACTGGCTGAGAGTGTTACACAATTTCAAGCACAAGCCTATAAAGAATTATTACCAGCAGGTGGTCCTGTAAAATGTAATATCGTTGGTGATGTCAATGCAGAAGTAGAAGCACAATCACAACGAGTTAAAGATTATATGAATTATATGATCACGGATCAAATGGAAGACTACGATCCTGACATGGATCAAATGTTATTTTATTTACCACTAGCAGGTTCAAGTTTTAAAAAAGTATATTACGATGCTGACTTGGCAAGACCAGTAGCAAAGTTTGTTCCCGCAGAAGATTTAGTTGTTCCGTATTTATCTACCGATTTAGATACAACAGAGAGAGTTACACATATTGTAAAAATGTCAAAGAACGATATTCGTAAAGCTCAATACGCAGGTCTTTACAGAGACATAGAATTGGAAGATCCTTATGAAGAAGAAACTTCTGTTCAAGAAAAATATAATAGTATTCAAGGAGAGAGAAAACCAAATAACACAGACACCTATACTTTATTAGAAATACATTGTGATTTAGACATAGAAGGTTTCGAAGATAGAGACGAGGAATCAGGAGAACCTACAGGTATAAAGATTCCATATGTTGTTACGATTGAAGAAGGGTCAGGAAAAGTTTTGGCTATCTATCGTAACTACAAAGAAGGAGATCCTAATAAAACTAAAATTGAATATTTTGTTCATTATAAGTTTTTACCAGGTCTTGGCTTTTACGGTTTTGGTCTTATCCATATGCTTGGCGGACTCAGTAGGACGGCCACGTCCGTTTTGCGTCAACTCATTGACGCTGGTACATTATCGAATTTACCCGCAGGTTTTAAAGCAAGAGGTCTTCGAATTAGAGACGACGATAGTCCAATTCAACCCGGAGAATTTAGAGATGTTGATGCACCAAGCGGTGATTTACGAAATGGATTATTACCTCTTCCTTATAAAGGACCCGATCAAACATTATTCGCCTTACTAAGTTTTTGTGTTGATGCTGGTAGAAAATTTGCAGCAGTAGCTGATGGAAAAATAGGGGAAGGCTCACAAGCTAATCCCGTTGGTACAACAATGGCGCTACTAGAACAAGGTTCTAAGGTCATGAGTGCAATTCATAAACGATTACACTACGCACAGAAAAAAGAATTTAGAATTTTAGGTAGAATAATGGCTGAATTCTTACCACCAGAATATCCATACATGGTAGCTGGAGGTAATAGACAAATTAAACAAACTGATTTTGATGACAGAGTAGATATTATACCTGTTTCAGACCCAACAATCTTTTCTATGTCGCAACGTATTACGTTGGCACAGACACAATTACAATTAGCACAGTCAAATCCACAGATTCATAACCAATATGAAGCATATAGACGTATGTATCAAGCAATGGGTGTACAACAAATTGATCAAATACTACCTCCACCCCCACAACCACAGCCAATGGACCCAGCAATGGAGAATTCACAGGTTTTAATGCAAAAACCACTGCAAGCTTTTCCAGAACAAGACCATATAGCCCACATTGATGCACATCGTGCTTTTATTTCGTCATATTTGGTAAAAAATACACCAAATATTATGGCATTACTGCAATCTCACATCTCTCAACACATAAGTTTTGTAGCAAGACAAGAGATTGAAGCTAAAAACGGACCAATATTCCAACAACAAGCTGCACAATTTGGTGGTCAACTACCACCAGAACTAATGCAACAGTTCCAAATGCAGAATGAAAAAGAAATTGCTGTAAGAATTGCAGAATTAACCAATGAAATGGTAGCAGAAGAACAAGAATACTTAGAAGGTATGACGAAAGATCCACTTGTTACACTAAAAGAACAAGAATTAGGTTTACGTGCAGAAGAATTAGAACTTCGTGCACAAAAAGATGGAGAAAAACAATCTCTTGAAGAACAAAGACTAGCTATTCAAACAAAACAAAACCAAGAAAAGATAGATGACGCAGATAAACACGCAACTATTAGAGAGGGAATATCACTTGCAAAGCTAGCGGAATAGTCTTAACTATTACTTATGGATACTCCAACACAAATACTAGAAGATTATTTTAGTGGACTAATGACAATTGTTGATCAGTCTACTAAATCACAAAACGATCAAATTTTAATGGCAGGTGCAATGATGGCTGTTGCTAAAATGTTGTATCACAATAATCTTACGGAAGATGAATACAATAATATCGTGAATCACAACGTAAGAGACTTGATAAATCTTATAAAACCGACTATACATTAATTATGTCTGACAAATTATTAGATACTTCTGATCGTGAAGCTGTAAAAAAAGCAATGAAAAATACAACTCTTAAAGATATAGATGAGAGCGCAACAAGAACAGCAAAAATAGAATTTGAACAAGAAAACCCAATTAAAGTTACAATAAAAAAGAAACCCAAAAAAAGATCTGACAAAGATGAAGCTATTATGAAAGCTGAAAAGCAAAGAAGAGCAAGAGCTAAAAATAAAGCTAACCCTATGGGTAAAAAAAATGGTGGTGTTATTAAAATGAAAGAAGGTGGCTTTCCAGATTTAACTGGCGATGGTAAAGTTACACAAGCAGATATTTTAAAAGGTAAAGGAGTTTTCAAAAGGGGTGGTTCAGTGAATAAGAAAAAAATTATCCGTGCTGCAAAACGTGGCTTCGGTGCAGCAAAGAGAGGTTTCTAATGAAATTTAAAAATGCAAAAATGACTATTGTTCCTCAAAAGAATCCGTTTCCAAACACTAAAGTAGCTTCAACAGCAGAGCAAGTTTTCTCTCCTTTTGTGGTAAAAAAGAACAAAGGAGCTGGACCAAAAGGACAAACAAGTAATATGCAAATTAAAAAAGTAGCATTCAAAGGCGTAAAATAGTATAATCCCCATCTTAAACAAAGGAGGTTTTATGAACCTATTAAAAGATCTATGGTCACACATTAAAGAGTGGAGTGACTGGAAAATGAAAGATTGGATTAAGGCCGCTATCGTAGCTATCGTAGTTATCTGGATTATTAGCTGGATGACAGGCGGAGCCGCATAGTGCTACAAGCTCTCGGAGGACTATTAGGTGGTAAAGGCGGAGCCTTAAAAACTATCGCTAAAGTTGTCGACGAGATTCATACATCAGAGGAAGAAAAATTAGATAAAAAAATATTGATGCAACGCATTCAACAAAAGCTTGCAGAAAAGCAATTAGATGTTAATGCAAAGGAAGCCACCCATCGTAGCGTATTCGTTGCTGGGTGGCGACCAGCGATTGGCTGGTGCGGAGCCATGGCGCTATTCTTTGCCTTTATCCTATCTCCCTGTATTGAATGGTATGCAAAATTCTCAGGTGTAGATATTGTCCCACCTGCTATAGAAACTGGGCCTTTACTAGCAATTGTCACTTCAATGCTCGGCGTATCGGGCCTCCGTACTTTTGAGAAGGCGAAAGGATTAACTAAATAATGAGTTGGAATTTTAATGAAATGTTAGATAAGTGTTGGGTGACAGCACTTCAACATGAACCAAAGGCAAAACTCTATCAAGGGTTTGCTACAAAAGAAATGAAATTTGTAAATTGTGTTTTTAGAGGAAAGAATAATACAACTCTTTTAGTAGAGTGTAATGATGAAGGAGAATCACATTTACATGATGTTGACAGTCCTTATATGGATGATTGTGTTATTCACCCACCTATAAAAATGTCACAAGAAGAATCACTAAAAATATTAACAGAGCATTTGGTAAATCCAGAGTGGTCAAATGTTGTTCTACGTAAACCTCTTGGACCAGAACCAATTAACACTTCTTATATTTATACATGCGTTACTGGTTATTGGGCCGTGGATACAGAAACAGGAGCCGTTACTAAATTCTCATGACA